TTCATCAAGATCAACTGATGAAACGCGCTGCCTTCTACCTAGTAGCAGGCGTAGCAACGATGCAGGTACTGATTGTCACCTTGTCAGTCGGTACCTGTCTTGTAAGAACAGACCCTGCTAAAACACCAACCTGTGATCCAAGTGGTGAACTAGGTCAACTAATGGGTGCAATCGTTACCCAAGTCTTTGCATTATACGCAGCTGAAAAATGACATACATTAAAGTCCCATACTATGACCAACTGAATATGGATGATGGTCAGGGGTGGCGAGATTGTTTCTCAGCTACCTCTGCAATGATTGCTGCTCACTACGGTAAGGTCCACGGTGAGAATGAGTATAACCATCTCCGACAACGCTATGGGGACTCAACTAGTGCTCAAGCTCAACTCCAAGCACTGAGACATCTTGGTCTTGATGCACACTACGCCACAGATGGCACCCAGAAGAGCCTGTGTGGCCTTCTAGATAGTGGTAAGCCTGTTGGTATTGGAGTGCTCCATCACGGCCCCTTCACGGCCCCTACAGGTGGCGGACATTGGATCCTAGCTGTAGGTTATACCGATACACAACTTGTCGTTAATGATCCATACGGCGAGATGGATGTAACCAATGGTGGTTATGTCAGCAATCATAACGGATCAAGTCAACACTACTCCTGGGCCCATATCCTCCCTCGTTGGATGGTAGGGGGTACTGGAGGATGGTATCTCTATGTCAACTAAGAAGAAAGCCAGTGAGGATATGTTCAATGACCTGCATAACATGGTCACACAGGAACTCCTCAATCGCATCAAATCAGGTGAAGCCTCTACTGCTGACCTGAAGGCTGCCTGTGATTGGCTAGCCAAGAATGATATCTCAGGTTGCGCGTACGACGGCAATCCTCTCGATAAGCTCGCATCCATCATGCCAAAGGTAGACCCTGAACTTGTACAAACGAGGCTTTATGGCAGGAAGTACGTCTAACTACTACAAACAAAACCCTGCTGCTAAGGCTCGTCGTCTCAAGCAACAGGCTAAATACAACAAGACAAAGAAAGGTCTGAAGATTCGTACTGAAGCTAACGAACTCAATCGAAAGCTTGGCACATACGGTAATGGTGACGGTAAAGACGCTAGTCATACTGGTCCCAATAGAGGCAAGCTAGAAAGCCCCTCAGCTAACCGTAGACGCCCTAGAACTGGTAAGAAGTACGCAAGCTAATGACCCCGTTACTGCCTACACCTGATCACTACCTCCACAACCTAATAACGATGACAAGCTCTGAAGCAAAGAGGCTACACCGTCGTGCAATTAAAGAACACTTTAACTGTCAATGTGTCTACTGTGGAATCACTTATGAACCTGAACATCTTACTCTTGATCATGTCCGTCCTCGTTGTCTTGGCGGACCTTCTCTTACATCCAACCTCGTACCATCCTGTAAGAAGTGCAATCAGGCTAAAGGCAGTAACAACTGGCTCCAATGGATGAGAGCCACCTTCGGCATTACATCTAGGGAGCAACTCATTCTTCAACACATAAACTAATGCCTGCATCTAATCAAACAACTGCTCAGCGTCAAGCTGAAGCTAAGCGTAGGGCTGAAGCTGCTGCAAAACGCAACAAGAAACCAAAACCAAAACCTAGTGGTCGTACTAAGGCAGATCTTATGGGTGGTGCACCTCCTCGTAGTAGTTCTGTCCCTGTAACTCCAGATAGCCGCAGAGATCCAGAATTTAGCCGATCTAGAGGTGGTGTTGGTGATACTAAACCGATTGCTGGGGCTCGTCAAGCGAACCTTCCTCAGTTCCGTAGTCCTGCTATTGGAGCACCTGTCCATGCTAGACCGCAAGCCTTTGGAGCTGCCACTCAAGCCCGTAATGGTACGTTGAGTGCTCAGCCTTCTGTCTATGCCCCACAAGCTGGTCAAGCACCGCGACCTAACACTCCCCAACCGTCTGCTGCACCGCAACCTCAAGCTCCCGCTAACCCGTTCCAAGCTATTGGTAACATCCAAGGTCAAGCTATCCCTGAAGGTGGTGCTGGTCTCCAACAGCAACCAGTGCAAGCTGGCACACAAGAATATGGTGGTCAACAAGTTCAAGGTGTAGGTGCCGATGGTGTCGATATGGAACGTCGTCGTGCCTTCCTTGATGCCGATAACTCGTTGGATGGCTTGAAGGCTGTTAAGGAGCTGCTTAACCGTAGGAAGCTCAGCATTGCTGTTGAGAATTGAGCAACTGAGGAGTAAACCATGCCCCCACTTGATCGGGTAACTCAACTGCTTAACGATAGAGAAATTGATTACCAAGGTGCTCTACAGATCGGTCGTAACGACCTTATCTTCAGAGAGAATGTCCTTAATCTCCTTAAGAATGACTACAACGTAAACCCTGAGATTGTTAAAGATATTGATAGCTTGATCTCTAACACTAGGAGGGCACGACGGGACATCACCTCTGAAGGATCTTACTTGTTTGAGAATGATCTTCAGAACAACGCCATAGGTGCAAAAGGACAGACCAACTTATCCCACACTGTCAATACGACAGAAGGTGGTGAGCGTAAACGGTCACAACCAGTACCAGGTACTGAAGCACACCACCCTGCTTCTGTGTCATCCACTGAATCTTTGGTTCAGAATATGGATGAGTTTGAAACACGTAAATTGTGGGATAGAGCTAAAAGCGAGGGATATACTGTAGGCTCACAAGCTGATGGATTCATTCCTTTATCTAAACCGGCTCACACAACTGGTGGTCGTAACTGGGGATCTGACTATGCCCACGTTGGTACAGATGGTAAGACACCTGATCCTGGTAGATTCAAAACACCTGCTCTTCCCAGAGGAACTACTGCTGATCAGGCTTGGCCTGCTCTAAAAGAAATGTTGGATGAACAGCGCCTTCTCAATGAAAGGGCGTACTCCCATCCAATGGAAACACACATGCGGGGTCTTGTTGAGCAACAGGTTGGTCCTGTTGAATGGCGTGGTCCTGTTACTCCAAATAGAGCTGCACTCAATACTCAGGCTAAAAGTCAAGGGGTTAACGCTACTGTTATCACTAAGTCTCTTGATAGGGCTCCTGGTCTTGTTAGGTCTGGGCTGACACCTGGAGTTAATGTCATGACACCTGTGGGAGCTAGGGTTCCAGCTGGTATGAAGCTGCCTAAACCCCTACCCAGAGCTAGTCGTACACTACCTGCACCAGCTAAACCTAAGCCTACACCACCTAAACCTAAGCCTACACCAAGGTCTAAGCCTGTACCATCTAAACCGACAGACAAACCTAATAGAAGGAGCCTGTCTCCACTTGAACAGATCCGTCGTCTACAGAACACTGTGCAAGACGCTATACCCATTCATCCTGGTATGAGTCTGCCCTCCTTCTCTCTTATCCAAGGAGTATAATGGCCCCTAAACGACAAAAGAATGGCTTTGAACGGTTCCTAGAGAACCTTAAGATTGGCTACATTAACGGACAAAACCCAATCGCTAGAGCACATACCTCTTGGGGGTTCCTACCTGCTAAGAACTCCTCTACTAACTTTGGTGCTTTGATGACTGGATCACATGTAGATGAGAAGATGCTAGTTCGTAAAGATGACCCTCTTCAACGTCTACGGATCATTACCTCAGGTATTGGTCGTACTGAACGTATCCATAACACGTACCTTAAGCCACGAGTAAAGCTCGCTGATTGATGCCTAGAAGCTCCTACAGCACGCCTGTGGGGGCTTCCCTATACATCCTATCATAATCAATGAAACAATGCCGCTCCTGCGGCGTAGAGAAGCCACTTAGTGAATTTCATATTCGTAGGGACAACGGCAAGCATAGAAATGATTGCATACAATGTCAACGAGACAAGAAGAATGCAGTGCAGTATAGGCAGCTGTACAACATCTCACTGTCCGACTACGATAAATTATACGAACTCCAAGGTGGCGTCTGCGCCATGTGTTTTCTACCACAAGTAGATTCACGCAAAACAAGATTATGTGTAGACCACTGCCATACAACTGGTGTTGTACGTGGTCTGCTCTGCACTAACTGCAACGTAGCTATAGGCTTATTAAAAGATGACGAAAGACTCCTCCAACGCGGAATCGAGTACCTTAGATCTACTAAGGGCTGATTTCAAGTACTTTGCTGCTGCTATCTGGGCAGAGCTTGGTCTTCCACCCCCAACTCGTGCTCAACTGGCTATCTGCGACTACCTGCAATATGGTCCAAAACGATTGATGATCAGCGCATTTCGTGGTGTTGGTAAGTCGTGGTTAGCAGGAGCCTTTGTTCTTTGGACGTTGTTCAACAACCCAGAGAAAAAGATTATGATCATATCAGCATCGAAAGAACGTGCTGATAACCAATCTATCTGGCTACAAAAGCTTATCATCGAGACACCGTGGCTACGGCACCTTCAACCGACAAGTGATACTGCCCGTTGGAGTCGTATTAGCTTTGACGTTCTTTGCTCACCTCACCAAGCTCCTTCTGTTAAGTCAGTTGGTATTGGAGGACAGCTGACAGGTAGCCGTGCTGACATCATCCTTGCAGACGATGTGGAGGTGCCAAATAATAGTATGACTGAGATGATGAGGGAGAAGCTATTGCAGCTTTGCACTGAAGCTGAATCCATTCTCACCCCTAAAGACGACTCACGCATCCTCTACCTTGGCACTCCCCAAACTACCTTCACGATTTATCGAACACTAGCCTCTCGTAACTATCGCCCGTTCGTCTGGCCCGCTAGATACCCAACTAAAGACAAACTGTCTCAATACGAAGGTCTGCTAGCTCAGGAGATTGTTGAAGACATAGAAATGGGAGCTGAGCCTGGAGACCCAACAGATCCAGACCGCTTCTCTCACGACGATCTATTAGAGCGTGAAGCCTCAATGGGTCGCTCTAATTTCCAACTTCAATTCCAACTAGACACGAGCCTTAGCGATGCTGAGAAGTTTCCTCTTAAGTTTGAAGATCTCATTATCACCTCTGTTAATCCTACCTCTGCACCAGATGCCGTTGTATGGTGCTCCGATCCCCGGAACATCATCAGAGACTTACCGACCGTGGGCCTGCCGCGAGATTACTTCTATTCTCCAATGGTACTACAAGGAGAGTGGGGACCTTACACCGAGACAATATGCAGCGTTGATCCATCGGGTCGGGGAACAGATGAAACAGCAGCTGTGTACATGAGTCAACGTAATGGCTTCCTCTATGTCCATGAAGTACGTGCCTATAAAGATGGCTATGGAGACAACACACTCCTAGACATCCTTAGAGGCTGTAAGAAGTACAACGTAACCAAACTGTTGGTTGAAACTAACTTTGGTGACGGTATCGTTGGTGAACTGTTCAAGAAGCACCTCCAACAGACCAAACAAGCCATTGACGTAGAAGAGGTACGGGCTAACGTCCGTAAAGAAGACAGGATCATTGACGCTCTAGAGCCTGTCATGAACCAGCACCGACTCATCATTGATAGAGGTGTCGTTGAATGGGACTACTCCTCCAATAAAGACGCTCCTCCAGAAGACAGACTCCTCTACATGCTCTTCTACCAGATGTCTCGTATGTGTCGGGAGAAAGGTGCCGTTAAACACGACGACAGACTTGACTGCTTAGCTCAAGCCGTTAAGTACTTTACAGATGCTATGAGTATCTCTGCCTATGAAACTGTTAAACAAAGACGAATGGAAGACTGGTCAGACATGCTTGATACTTGGTTAGATGACCCCCATCAAGCTGCTAATCATATGGTCTTAGGATTCGATCTAGACCAACGTAAAAAGGCTAGAGGAGCTGTTGGTAAAAAGTCAGTCGCTAACTGGGTTTAGGGGCGATCCCTCACTAAGACAGCCGAGGGAAGGGTGGACCCGACGCTGTGATGGAGGAAGACATGCCCTTTAGCTTTCGCTAAAAGACACATCTTCCTCTGTCTTCTCTCTACTGATGATTCGTTTCCGTTCATCCAGTGAGCACTGACTAAACCAACGACACAATCTCCCACCACTAACTCGTGAATCCAGTGAAACTTGATGGAACCTCCCAATCCACAACGGAACGAAGCAAGACGAACGAAGTGAGGATGCGTAGTGGAGTCTCTCCATCTAATTACTACTGATACTACTGTATGGTAACAACTATGAGTAGAACTTATCGTAAACAACCCACCTACATCTTCAGAGCACCTAAGACACTTAATGAACTAAAGGCTAATGCTGATGATTATAATGATACTGAATATACGGTAAGTACTCGGCATCGTTATATCCCTACAGCATGGGATGACATCATTCCTACTTCCATCTACCAAAACGACCACCACCAATGATCCATAGCGTAAAGCTTGTCCACATCACGAATGATGCTGAGAATGTAATCTCCTACTGTGCTAGGGTCTCTAACCCAGCTAATCAAGAGAACTATGACACTGCTCCTAAACTCCTCAAGTACTGTGTAGAGCATGGTCACTGGAGCGTGTTTGAAATGGCTAATATGTGTGTAGAGATAGAGACAACTAGGAGTATTGCAGCACAGATCCTTCGGCATCGTAGCTTCTCCTTCCAAGAGTTCAGTCAACGGTATGCTGAGGTACAGCTGAGACCTGAGTTACCTGAGATGAGACGACAGGATCTGAAGAACCGACAGAACAGTGTTGATGACTTGTCGTTGGAGACACTGGCTGAATGTGATCAGCTGGTAGCGTCTGCTTTGGTTACGAGTTATAGGGCGTATGATAAGCTGTTGGAACTTGGTGTCGCTAAAGAATGTGCCAGGGAAGTGTTACCGCTTTGTACTCCCACTAGGTTGTACATGAATGGGACGATTAGGTCTTGGATTCATTATTGTCAGCTTAGGTGTGCAAATGGTACACAGAAAGAACACCAGAACATCGCTAGAGGTGTCTGGAAGCTCCTGGAAGAGCACTTGCCTAATGTTTGTGTGTCTTTGGGTGTTTGAGTAGTTAGAGGCTCCTTCTAGGTCATCCTGGAGGGGGTCTAATATTTTGACATAATTTTCTCAAGTCTTATAGCGGGTGTCCAGGGACGCACAGCCCCCCATAGGGGTATGTCGATTCCTGGAAATACCTCGCTCTGTCCAAAGAGTATCTGCATTGATGACAGGTACGCAAACAGTCAGAGCCCAGTCATAGCCTTATGTCCTGCTCTGTCCAGATTGAATTGGACAAAGGGGTTGGACATGATTAGCTGTTCATTCGCAATAAGGATAGCTATTGATATAACGATGGTATAGTATGATACGAACTCGTATCGCTATATCTCAATTTATCTGTTCGCGATAAGCTATTATTATCAATCATACGCTGAATGATAAGCATACATTATCAATGAGCAATTAACTATCTCGCACCATGCGTTCACTGCGTTCACACTCACGCGCACTAACACGAATACAACAGCACACATTGAATACTACACCCAAGACTCACCACGCCCAGCATCGATAAGGAACGCTAATGGGTATACTTAAGGGGCTACACGGTTCCACTGGGTTCTGGGGCTTGACACATCGGGGCAGCCATGGTATTGTACATGAGTCGGTGGGGGAGGGGCGACCTGACCAGCCGAGACAACGAGTCACTCAGGTCTCGCAAGAGACACAGCGGGAGAGGAACCTCCCGAACCACCAGAGGGTATCACCGACCTGGGAGAGTGACGAACACACGGTACGCTGGCTTCCGCTCGTGTGGTGTAACTGGTCGCTCTCCGGGCGCAGCATCAACATCAACACCCGAGGCACAGGGGAGAGAATCAGATCATGCCAAACCATTTTCATGCCAGAGTCTGAGGTGAAAGCGAAACTCAGTCTGGCTAACATGTTCACCAAGAGGCTGGTCTTCCAGCGCTACGCTAATTCACACTCAGCGCAACTGACAATGCTTAATCAAACCAAGCTAATCTGGATGCCTGACACTAAGCCTCCAGTTCCAACCATGCTTGAAGTGACTAAGTTCATGCCAAGCACTGTCAAGAACAAGCGTAAGCTGATGTTCAACTCAACTCCCATTGTTAAGCGCTGAAATGAACTACGACTTCTTTCAACTTCGTGAAGCCGTGCAAGAATGCACCGGTTATGACCTTGTTCAAGTGTTTGATGACGAGCATGATGAGTACCTCTTGATTGATCCATATGGTGATCAAGATGGTGATGGGTTTCTATATCTTGAGGATGTGTATGACTACATCACCAACAATGAGCAGGTAGCTGAATACCTAGCACAACCTTATGGTTGGGTCTCTGTAACTGCTTAATCACACTCACCTACGCACA